TATATTCAACAAAGCAATTAGCTTAAAGATACTGTACTACAATCCAATGATCGGCATTGACCGTGTACCTAACAAAGAACGCAAGGTTATGTGGACACCTGAGCAAGTCAATCTGTTCTTAGACACAGCCTACAGTCAGTGGAAATGGCGCTCCATTGGTTTGATTGTACATATGACTTACGAGTGGGCGCAACGTCTAGGTGACATGCGACTAATGACTTGGGATAAGATAGACTTAGATAAGAAGCGCATGGACTTAACACAGAGTAAACGTAATGCAGATGTTCATCTACCTATTAGCAATGAATTGATGCATGTACTGGAACAGCAACACAAAAGCTTTGGTTTCCAGGATTTTGTAGCACCGCAGATTGTGCATAGTGATGGTTTGTACAAGCCGTACATGAAAGGGAACCTATCTAGCTACATTAACTCAGTCAAAGAAGCTGCTGGACTACCAGCAGAGCTTACTGCAATGGATATGAGGCGCACAGCCATTACTGAGATGGTTGAGGCTGGCGTTGATGTACTACAGATCAAACAGGTGAGTGGACACAAGAACATCCAGTCACTAGATCCTTACCTAAAGCATACATTCAGCGGTGCATCCAGTGCATTAGCCCAGCGCCAAGCACACAAAGTAAAGGAGGACACTTAACATGAACATTAGAGCATACCTAGATACACTAGACCTCAGTGATGGGCAGAGCTTACGCAAGGATTGCCCTAGCTGTAGAGCTAAGAACACATTCACTGTGTCTAACGATGGTGGCTCTATGGTTTACAACTGCTACAAGCTTAACTGCACACTAAGTGGGGCTTACCACAGGAACATGACTGCCCAAGAGATACAGTTGCGCTTAGTCAAGCAGAAACTATCTAAGCCACCTGAGATTGAGACAATGGTTATACCTGAGTATGTGGTGCAGCCTACAGATGAACACCCACTGTTGCATAAATACATCAGTGATTGGGACATACCTAGTGACAATCTTATGTATGACGTGAAAGATTCCAGGATAGTGTTCCCTATTTACCACACAGGTAGATTAATTGACGCTAATGGCAGGTCACTGACAGGTAAACAACCTAAGTGGCTAAGGTACACAGGCAATGCACACTACTACATGACAGGCAAAGCCAAGGATGTCATACTAGTTGTTGAAGACATAGTGTCAGCTATGGTAGCGCATCAGATGGTTCCTAGCCTATCAGCTATGGCTATCTTAGGAACTAGTTTAACGTTAAAGCATATTGCTAAGCTAGGTGAGTACAACAGGATTGTTGTGGCTCTTGACCCAGACGCATCTCATAAGACGTTGGCATTTAAGAGAGAAATAGAACTGTGGACAAATGTAGAGACTATTGCTTTACGGCTTGATGATGACATAAAGTATCGTTTAGCATCGGACATAGAGAATCTTAAGGAGGTAACATGACAGACTTACAGATGTTCTTAAAGGAGATGGGGCTTGACAAGACACAGCAAAGTGCAGTAAGACAGGAGCCTGATAGCAGGGCAGTGTACTTAGTTAAAGGGTACTACAATGACCCACGCAATTTTAATGGAGAGGTTCCCTTCTAATGACCCAAGGTGAATTGTTTAGATTAAATGTTCTTATACCTGAGGATCAAGATACTAAAGTATGTATATGGTGTAACAAAAGTAAAGGTGTTAGTTTCTTTGCTTATTACGGTAGGAATGCTGACAAGAGAGACAACAGGTGTAGACAGTGCGTTACGCATAACAAGAGAGTTACAGATAATTTAAAAGCTAATGCCCCAGATAAGCCTGAAGTTTGTGAGTGCTGCAGGAAAGTACCAAAGCCAAAAGTTAATGCTTGGGGAAAATGCAAGTCTGACTTTGTTTTAGACCACTGCCATGACACTGAGACATTTAGAGGGTGGCTTTGTGACCACTGCAACTTAGCTATAGGTTTATTAGGAGACAATATTTCTGGAGTTAAAAAAGCTTTAGACTATTTAGAGAGAGTTACAAAGGAGAATAAGTAGATGACTACAATGTGGGTACTAATATGGTTTCAGGTAATACCGACAACAACTGTAAGGTATCACCACCTAGATACATTTTCTAATGAAACACTATGCCTGTCAGAACTAAGACACGCCGCTGTTATGGTGAATGACAGGTCAGAAACAATAGAGTGTATAGGAGTACAGATAGATGATTGACACATGGGTACTACGATCACAATTTGATGCTGAAGGTTTTGACTATGACGGAGGTGGTGATTACATCTATACAGGTGTAGATTGGACTGAGTTCAACACTGAGGCTGAGGTTCTTAAGTATCTGCGTAAGAATATCGTTGCAGATGGGACAGGTAAACTAGCTAACTTTAAAACTATAGCAGAGTATGTAGATACATTTACATTTCAAGTGTATAAAAGGATTTATTAAGATGATTGAAGCAACGATAATAGACTACATGGGCGAGGACCTATCTGTAGTGAACGCAGCACGGGTTAGCTTTGGTAAGAGGGGGTTTGGCTGGGGTGATGTGCTAAAAGATTCAGACACTAAACTAATACACTATCTAGCCAAGCACAGGCATATGTCACCATTCGGTCACGCTTTTGCATCCTTTCACGTCAAGGCCCCCGTGTTTGTAGCACGCCAGCTGGTCAAGCATAAGTTCCTGCGTTGGAATGAGATCAGCCGTAGGTATGTTGACACTGAGCCTGAGTTCTACAAGCCTGAGTTACGTGAGGCAACTAAGGATAAGAAGCAAGGCTCAGGAGTTCCTATGTTTATGGGGGGCTATAACAGCACCTTGGATGGTGTGATACAGCAGTCAGGCATTGAGGCGGCTAAGCAATACAAGTACCTACTTAAGATGGGCGTGTGTGAGGAACAAGCAAGGATGGTGTTGCCACTTAACCACATGACTGAGTGGTACTGGTCAGGTAGTCTTGATGCCTTTGCTGATATGTGTAACCTACGCCTTGAGTCTGACACACAGTATGAGACACAGTTAGTAGCACAACAGATTGACCAGAGCATGCTGGGTCTATTCCCTGTGTCATGGGAAGCATTAGTATATGGAGAAGAAGAATGAGTATGTGTGGTGAGAAAGAGAATTTACAACGTGAGATAGCTACTAAAGAAGAGGAACTATTTGCATTGACTAAAGTAATAACAGACTTAGAAGATAGATTAGAGAAGTTAGATGAGGTTGACCAACACTATATCAGGCCTATGACAGATGAAGAGAGGCAACGCTCTAAGGAAAGAGAGGCTATCAACCATGTTCACCGTTGAGTTTGAATCAGATGCTTCAGTAATTACTACCCTAGATCAAGAAGCCTTCTTTGAAGATGTCGAGATGATAGTTGCAGATAATGGCGTTGTATACATGAGGCAGTACGATGAAAAGATGGATGACTATCAGATGTTATTCATGAGCTTGCAACAGTTTACTGACATAGTTGCTTCTTACAATAGCCCAGAGGGTATGTATAAAATAATTGATAGGAATAAACCATGATGGAACTGGCACTAATAAGAACTCTAATGGACAAGGAGTTCTATGATAACAACAAGGGCATACGATGTCCTGATGAGTTGTTCAGTAAGGATGTGCGTAAGATTAAGCAGACACTAGACTATGCTATGACTACGTATGAACGCAGCCTAACTACCTCTGAGCTTGAGGCTTTGTTCTTTGCTAACAACAGCACTATGACTACGGCAAACAAACAGGCATACAATGATCTGTTCAAGCGTGTGTCACGTGAAGAGTCCATGAACAAAGAGATAGCTAGTGAGGTACTGTCTAAACTATTCCAACAGGTACTGGGTAACAAGCTGGCTAACATAGGCTTTGACTACGTTAACGGATCACTGGATAGCCTTGAGCCTGTGCGTAATCTATTGCAGACATATCAGGATGACTTCACACCTAACCTTAAGCTTGAGTTTGGTAACATAGAGATTGATCATCTGCTCAAGGCTAATGACATTCAGTCCCAATGGAAGTTCAACATACCTAGCTTAGGTAGGAACGTTGAGGGTATCAGTGGTGGTCACTTGATCATCGTAGGTGCACGGCCTAACACAGGCAAGACATCCTTCCATGCGTCACTGATAGGTGCGCCGGGTGGCTTTGCTTCTCAGGGTGCCAAGTGTCTGGTGCTTTGTAATGAAGAGGCATACGAGAGAGTAGGCGCACGTTACCTAAGTGCAGCAACATCCCTGTCCATGGAGGAGGTCAAGGGTAACTATGCCTTAGCTGCGTCACGCTATGAGCCAGTGCGTAAGCAGATAGAACTGTATGATAGTACGGGCAAGGACATGGGATGGGTTGAGGCTATCATCAAGGCTTACAAGCCTGACATAGTAGTGCTGGATATGGGAGATAAGTTTGCCGTTAAGAACAGCGACAAGTCAGATGTCTACCTTAAGAACGCTGCCATCCATGCACGTAACATAGCTAAGCAGTACGACTGTGCTATCATATGGATGTCACAACTATCAGCTGACGCTGAAGGTAAGATCAATGTAGATCAGTCTATGCTAGAGGGTAGTAAGACAGGCAAGGCAGCTGAAGCAGACCTGATGGTATTGATTTCAAAGAATCCTGTACTTGATGTATCAGATGATGATGCAGATGATTCACAAAGGTACTTGATCATTGCAAAGAATAAGCTTAAGGGTGGGTGGCACGGTAAGATAACGTGCGAGTTAGACGGGGCTAGGGCACAGTACCTAGCATAGAGAGGGGTGACAATGGAATTAGTTCTTGATGTAGAAAATACTGTGACACATAGGGGTGGTAAGATGCACCTTGATCCTTTTGAGGAAACCAATAAGCTTGTACAAATAGGTGTGCAGGAAGTTGTGTCAGGTACTCAGGACATCTATAACTTTGATCACAATGAAGCGAAGGACTATGATGGGTCACAGGCCAAGCAACTACAAACTAAGCTGGATGCGACTACTCTATTGATACTACACAATGCACAGCACGACATGCCGTGGCTATGGGAGAGTGGCTTCAAGTATAGTGGTGCTATATACGACACTATGTTAGCTGAATACGTCTTGATGAGGGGTGCCCACATGGAGACAACACCTACTGGTAAGCTAAAGAAGAAGTCCATTAGCCTAGAGAACTGTGCGCTGCGCCGTAAGCTAGACTTTCAGAAGGACGGTACACTCAAGGCTTACTTCAAGCAGGGGGTCAACACTAGTGAGATACCTTTGGTTGAGCTTACCTTCTACTTACAGTGTGACCTATCCACCACACGTGCATTGTACGTAGCATTACAGGAAGACTACGCTAAGCCTGAGTCAGAATCTCTTATCAACATCCGTGACATCACGTTCAAGGTATGCCTTAGCTTATGTCGTATGTATTCATCAGGCCTCAAGGTAGACTTGAATGCTTTGGAATCTGTGCGTACTGAGTTTGAGACAGAGAAGGCTGAGCTAGGGGGACGCCTACAGACTAAGGTACGCAAGCTGATGGGTGATACTCCTATCAACCTTAACAGCCCTGAGCAAATGTCACAGGTTGTGTTCTCACG